CTCTTCAATTTGAGCCTCTCGATCAAAGAACGGTTGAGCTGATCCCAGATCGTCATAAACGTCAGAAGGACCATCGCCGAAGGACTCATCAATGTAGGTTATCTCTGGTATCACTGGTATTTCTGGAGCACCATCGTTAGAGGGCTCACGACCCGCAGCCTCTGGTCCATACTCAGACTCAATTAGGTCGAGGATCTCCTTATTGTCGGCTTGATCTGCGGCGGGGGTGGCTTCGCTTGCGGCGGGAGTGGCTTCCGATGTCTGACCCCCTCTGTAAGCAGTCGCGTATGGGCTGGGGAGTTCTTCACCCATAAGAGAACGCCTGATACTCGAAGGAACTCCCTTGGTTGGACGTTCAGCCATGCCTTTTTCGTAGTCCTCAAATTGCTTCTGCTTCTCCTCAAAAGCTTCGTAGCGTCGCTCGCCCGCAGAAGGACCAAAAGGCTTCGGGCCTTCCCCTCGCTTGTAACGCTCCTCTGCGGCTAGACGCATCTCACGCAAGCGAAGACCTGCGGGCTTACCATCAATCATACCACCCCCTAATGTGGGAGCAGTGGGTCTGGCAATAGAAGCGGGAGGCATACCCGCTGAAGTGGTGGGCGTCGCAGTGGTGGGCGTCGCAGTGGTGGGCGTCGCAGTGGTGGGCGTCGCAGTGGTGGGCGTCGCAGTTGTACCCGTTGAAGTGCTGCCCGTTGAAGTGCTGCCCGTTGAAGTGCTGCCCGTTGAAGTGCTACCCGTTGAAGTTCTGCCTGTTGAAAGTGCGCCCGTGGAAAGTGTGGGCTTATTTTGCTGGCGGTAAGAGCCGAGTATGTCAGCAACGCGAGCTTGAAGCATGTTTGCCGTAGCCTCCTGCTTTGCCGCATTTCTGGCTTGAGCTTGGCGGAATTGCTGCTTCTGCTCCACATTGGGAATATTAGTCCCGTAAAGAGCATAATTCATGTTGCGACGTTGCTCTCTGAAATCCTCTTGTTTGCCTTTCCTTTTGAAAGGGCTGTTGCTGGTCAGAGGAACTCCCACAGCGGAAGCTTCTATTGCGGATTGATTGAGGGGGCGGGATTGGCCAAGGCTGCTCATAACAAAAAATATGGGGTGAGAGAAGAATGCAGTTAATTACAAGAAAAATCAAGCCTGTATCCTGCATCATGTATCATGAGTGAAGATACAGGATACAGGATAACGGGTCTCGCTATCTCTCGGAGTGGTCGCGGGCGCGGGAACATGCAGGAAGTGAATACAAAATACATACAGCTTACAATGTAGTTACATGAGCATTGAGAGTAACCATAGGTATATAAAAACTTTTCTATAAGTCTGTTATTCTCTGTTACTCAGTTACTCTCATAGTAATTTTCTTTTTGAGTAATATGAGTAACAAAGGATAACAGGGGTTTCAAAAACTTTTCAGACTCTTGTTAGCTTCAGTTACTCTTTATTTCTATGGACAATATTGATCTCAGATTGGATGGGTTTGTGTCGATTGAGCAACCACATCGAGATCCTTCATGGTTCTCGCGCGTCGAAATATGAGTGGAACGTCATCCTTCTTGGGCGGCTCAATCGCTACCAGTCCGTGCCTTTGGCGAGCGCAATCGAGTGCAACCATAGCGGCGTCCGCCAAGTCGGGAGATTTTCCTAGTCTCGCCTTGAGGTCGGGCTTAGTTTCAATCTTCACCTTTAGGTTGTTGGTAGACTTCGTCAGCTCATACTCGCGGCTAGTTAGTTCTTTCGCCAAGTCGGGGCCAATCCCGCGAAGCTGTTGCGTCCTCATGAACTCTTTACCCACGAACCAGAGTTCGGATACACGGTTTACGTAGAGTTCTTCGCCCGTGCGTTGCGAGTTCATACTGACCCTCTTGTCTGAAGGCTTACCGCCGAATTGCACTCTCAGAAACTGATCCGACCACTCTCCCGCCAACACATCACAGAATGGAGCTCCTGCTCCAGTTGCATCGACGGCGAGGTTGTCGGGCTTAATCTTGAGCTTCTTACATTTGTCGATGATCTGATGTACGATCTGGTAGGTGCGCGGAACAGCTTTGTTGGAAGCATCATCATTGAGTTGGTGGTAGTCCTCGAACTTCACACCATATTGTCCATTCTCAAAGTAGCCAACGCGAAGTGTGTACATCACAGTTCTGTCACCACCATTGGTGAAGGCAGGGTCGACCCCCGCAATGATTTCGGTGGGTCCACGGAACTTCACGTCCTCCATCGCGTGAGACTTTATCATTTCAGCTTCCGTGTAGATCCCCTGCTCTTCATCCGAAGTGAAGAACACGGCTCGAACCATTCGGTAATACGAGCGAGACTTCTCTCCCAGCAGTTCGCGATCCTCCTCCAGTTTCTCTTGGGTGGGGAGATACTCATACTTCGTCCTGCCCAGTGTGATGTTTGGGCTCCGCTCCCCGTCGAGTCGGATATACTTACCTCCATACTTCGTACGCCATTCATCCGCGGTCTCAAGATCAACGGACTCCCAGCCTTCTTTCGGAGTAGACCAGTCCCCGAAGGCATCAAACAAACCGCTTGGGTTGGATGCTGCTTTGTACTCAAACACTGGGTTCTTACTCAAGTTGGACAGCGCGGAGGTAGTGATGGCAGGAGACAGTTCAGTAAGCTCATCTCCCATTAGGATCACAGTCTTTTGCTTGAGGCCAATGAACTTGCCCGTAGCTTCCTTAGTGCGACGTTTTTCCGCAGCGAGAAGAACCAGTCCCGCGGTGTCGAAGGTCTTTCCCTTTTCATTGACGTAGTTGGCTTGACCAATGGAATCCCGCACATTGATGGGTGCGCCGTCGATGACCGAAAGCAACTTAATGACCGAACCCCACACACGCTTCCGTGCTTCGGAGAGGGTGGTTGAAGTGAAGATGACTAGAGTGTCTCGCGGCTGTGCGAGCCAGCGGAGGATGCCATAACCCGCCATAGCATGAGACTTACCAGACGAAGCAGAACCACCAATAGCAAGATACTTCTCGCGAATACACTCCCTCACAATTCGTTCCGCCCACTCATGTCGCTCGAACATTTTTTCTGGTAGGTCGGCGTGGTTCCAAAGCATGTCGGCACATCTCCAGAAATAGTATTCTTTTGCCGAGGGGTTTGGGTGGTTCGCAAAACCCCACAGCAAAGCCGACAGAGTGTTGGTCGCTGGAATCATAAAACCCCCAACATCCATCTCTTGAGTCTTGGGATCCAAACGAGGCTCCAGAATGTTGCGGTCAGCCTTCGTGGTAGATTGCGTACGTCGCGGCATGTTTCAACATTACTTGAGGGAGAAACGATTGACAAGACATAGTGGGGTGGGTCAGTATGGCTTATGCCCAGTAAGAAGCTCGACGCCAAAGCGGACGCAGAGGAGTTGAAACCCAAGATGACGAAAGAGATGTCCGCTCGCGCCAAACAACGGCTGCGACAACAGCAAAAAGCGAAGGAGATGAAGTACGCTAAGGAGCTGTTTGCCCAAGGCGTAAGTCGCGCGAAGATTGCAGAGAAGCTTGGGCGCAGTCGAGTCACGATAGGTAAGTGGGTTAAGGATGAGCCAGACCCCAACAAGCTTCGTAAGCTCCAAGAAGAACAAGAAGATGCTTCACTTGCCGAAAAGGAACTCGACCAGACAGGGGACTCTCTTGTGGAGGATGTCCCACACGAGTTCATCGACGCTCGCACCGAAGAGGATGAGGCGTTGCTGGAAATGTCCAAACAACAGTCTACCCCTGCGGATCAGTATCAAGCCTTCGCTGCGAGCAAGGTGATTCAGATGATCCGCGACAACTTTAATGGTATCCGCCCACCGAGAACCATCGCCGAGCTAGATCGACTGGATCAGATAGCTCGCCGAAACTTGGGCATCAATCCTAAAGGAGCGGGAGGGGGTGGCAGCAGCACTCTGCAAATTGATATTAACCTCCTAAACAATCACAAAGCCACACCACCCAAGGGCGTAACCATAGACGTAGATCCCAAAGATGAGTGATAAGATGGACTTTGCTGGGGGATCTCAAGATGGGATTGGTGCTGCTCTGGACTCGATGCGAGAGGGGGACTGGCCTTTCCTGCTGATGACTGTTCGTGGCAAAGACGACGTGGACGTGTTCGCATACAACACCCCCAAATCAGCAGACACTTTAGTTGAATTTCTCTCCGATGAAACTTTCATTGAGCACTTAAAATGGGCAGTCTATGAATCCACGAAACCTGATAGTCGGCCATGATAATGGGAACTCTGGCGGGACTTGTGTCCTGCGGGAGGATGGGTCCATACTGAGTTACTTCGCGAACCCTACGACTGACGCTCGTGGAGTCAATGAAGTAGACGTGGTGGCTCTGTGTGAACGCATTGAATCCTTTACCCCGAACCATGTGTCGTTCGCCGTGGAGGAACCCCTTAAACGGCTAATCTCTTCTACTCCCTCGATGTGGAACAACTATGGGGGAGTCCGATCCATGATTATGCTTCAACCGCACTGGGACTTTATCGCAGTGGGGGTGAGTGAGTGGCAGCGAAAAATGCTGGGGCGTGTGCCAAGAGG